TCAATATCCTTTCAACTCAACAAATCTTTTAGCGATTACCTTTCTACGGCTATTTATATAACGAGTAGTTTTATTTAGTTTCTCTGCCACGTCTTCCCAAGTCGCACCAGCTTCTAAATATCTCATTTTAAAAATGACTAGATCACTTTCAATTAAGTTTTCCATCAAGGTATCTACAACTAGTTTAAAGCCTTCTAAATATCTTAGCGTTTGGTCTTCTTCAATTCTAATGATGGTTGCTTCAGTAGGACTATATACTGTCTTGCCTTTCCCACCAGTACAATCTTCAGCGCTATGTTTCTTATTATGTATTAGTTCCTGTCTTCTCAAATAAATTTTATTAGCAAGCGTTCTATATCGTCCTAACTCAATATCTATCCCGTCCAGGTCTCTATTACTCAACTCGTACATAGGCAAGTACCTCCACTTAAATTTAAAAATTTTTTTATCTTGCAATTTGTCAAATTGTAAATTCTGTCAAACTGACAAAAAGCGCTAAAAGCCTTCCAACACTCCACTTACCAGGTATCATTGTTTTAAGTTTGACAACTCTTCAGTATGACAAGTTCAAGGGAAATTTCTTTAATTTATCCCCTCAGTTTCTCATATCTTACATTCTGTGAAACTCACTCCATTCTGTAAACCCCTGATATACCTTGCTTTCAAGCTATTACATCTTTTCAGTTTATGCTTACTTTGTTATGTGAAACTTAGTAAAGCATAAAAGTAGGACTAGCGATATTTCTTTTGTTTCAGCCATATATCACTAGCCTTACTTAATTTGTTCCCTATTTTTCTAAATACACTTTGATATCCCGATATTCCTTAGAAAAATTCATCCATCCGCTAGAATCAGGGGTTAAGAATGGTAGGACAGTAAGCGGACTTACTTCTGTTCGATACGGCGATAGAGAATGTCTCTGACCTATTTCTCTGACTACACCTGTATGGATTTCTTCTACATCCTTCTTCAGTTCTTGAATTTCATCATATGCGTCCAGAATTAGTCTAAGTTTCTTTCGGTATTGTTTATAGATCTTCTTAGTTTCCATCCGTTGCTTAGTTTCTTTAAAAATGTATTCAAAGATGACTGCATTAGCTTCTGAAAAATCACTATCAAATTTTTCCTGAAGGCCATTAATAGCTTTTTCCATCTTTTCCAGCTGCTCTAAAGATTCTAAGTTATTTGACAAAAAAGAATCTATGTTCTCAAATGAAACTGCTTGATTGCCTAACAGGCTTTTCCTTTTTTCGCTTAACTGTTCTCGTGCTGAATTAATCTTACTTTTTTTATTATCTAAATCATCCAGTGTATCAAATACTTGATTAATATCCATTTCTTCCTCCTAGTTCCATTGAATAAAGTAACCACAATCTTCTTCAACTTTTTTTACATCAAATCGGGTATGTAAAATCAACCGTTTTCCAAAATAGTCATTCGCATTCACCCAACTAAGTGTATCTTTCTTGCGATCAAACAAAGTAACAAAGTTTTCTAAATCTCCGATAAAGCCTTTTTTGTCACCTTTATTCCCTAATGTTGTATCATCTACAATTAAAAAGTTATCTACAAAGAATGTTTCACTTGTCCCTGTCTCTTTATCAACTTTAAGAAGATAATTTCCTGAAGTGTCTTTCATTTTTTCTAAGACACTAAATAGTGATTGACTAACAACCATAGATACATTGCGCTCTGGATTGATTAAAGAAACAATAGATTTCAAGTCGTCTATACTTGTAGCAGTCTGCACTTTCGCAGTTTGGAGAATTTTCCCAATCTCTCTATTTCGTGTTCTACGTTTTAATTTAATAATCTTCTTACCAAGAAAATCCGTTAAATTATATTGGCCATCATCTAATTGTTCCTGTGAAAAATCAAGTTTTCCACTGAATAATTTAACTAAGTAATCAACGCTGATAGTTTTCTTTTTATCTGCTTCTGTTCTCTCAGCCGAATTTTCGCTAACTTCTTGTAATGAATCAGATTCAAAGTCAGTTACTTCATACTTCCCACCACGGGTACGAGTCTCAATAACATTTACTAGATCAACCAGCTCTTTACGTTGATGTTCATCTTCATAACTATCAAGGATTGGTTTTTCAATGAGTACATGATTATTTTCTACGTTCATCCCTCTAGTGTTATAACCTGTACTTCGGATATAAGCTTCTAAATTTTCTTTTTGTTTAACTAAGTTAGTTGTCATTTTTTTCTCCTTCATCTTTTAATATCTGATTTTTGTTTATAATTTTTTCTAAAATTCTTTGCTCTTAGTTTTTCTTTTATGACTCTCCGAGCCTTTAGAATCATTTTTTCTAGATTTTGATTTGTCTTGTTTGTTAGCATATTTTTCTAGTATTTCTTGTTTCCGTTGTTCTAAGCTATCATCTTCTTTTTTACACTGAGAAAAGATTTTCTGTCTTTTATCTGGATCCATAGAAAACTTATTGGCTACTACATACCCTAAAGAAGTATCTCCTGACATCTCCCTCACCCCCTTTCTATGCAAACAAAAAGGGACATACCACTAGCATTATATGCTTACGGTATGTCCCTGAGTTGTTCTCAATAGACTTATTTTTTAGTTTCTTTTTTGACTAGATGGGTAAATTTTCCATCTGAGTAGAATAAAGTTATCTCTCCAAACCTTGGAACTTTTTCTATCTCTATTATACCACATTTTTCGTAGACAACAAAGCCTTTTTCTGTTGAAAATCGCATTTTATCATCATTCATTGATATTCTCCCCTCACTGTGTTTATAGTGTATCTCTTATCTTTGATTGTAAAAGCCTTGAAAGTGTTCCCTTCTAAACCTTTCAAAATTCTACTTGAATTTCTAGCATTGTATACCGTCCGCAGTTCACTACTATCTAGGTTCGTGTTGAAAATCGTAGTTTCTCGATTATTGATAATATCAAACAAGAAATCCTGTTCCCAATCGCTCTTAGGGGTTACCGTCCCATTTTTTGCCCCCAGGTCATCAATGATTAGAAAATCAACATCAACAAGCTTTTTAACCGCCTCATACTCTGTTAAGTTTGCATTTCTTCCATAAGCCCAGCCTTCTTTTATCTGCTTTATAATCTCGGTTAAGCTGACAAATAAGACACTCTTAGGCTCGTTCTTCTCTCTGAAGCTCTCATTGATTTCTTTGGCCAGGGCAAGCAATAAATGACTTTTTCCTATTCCTGTGCTACCACTGATTAAAGTATTTCCCATCATACCTGCAAGGTACTTCTGGGCTTGACCTTTTACAAACTCTAACATCTGACGCTCCTCTGTCGTCTTAACAAAGAAATTATCAAATGTTGCCCCCTTCAACTCGTTAGGAATCGTACTATCACGCATTAAGACATCATAAGTTTTAAAGTAAGCCTGTCTGTCCTCAAACTGCTGTAACAAGTCTTGCTCTTTTTGTTTAATCTCTCCCTTCACACACTCTGGGCAAAAAGCTTGTACTTTTCTTTCTGAACTCCCTAACACTGGTACAGAAATTTCCCAATAATTTACCTGGTGAATATCGCAAACCGTATCCAATATTTTTCTGTTATTAAATTCTTTAAATTGTTCCTTCATCTTTGCAACTCCTAAAATGGTAGATCTGGAAAGTTGTCTTCAGACTTCCCTTTTATGGTTTTAGGCTTTTGATTCAAATAACCATCAAACTTAGATCCGAAAAGTGTTTCTGGTCTCAGATATTTAGAAAATTCAGGACTATCCTTCCATTCTGCCGTTTTTATATCTATCACCTGTTTAAAATCTTCAAGTGTATAGCCTTCTTTGAATCGTGCTAGTAAAAGCCTTTTTGTCTTATCAACAAACTTATACCTCTTATTAGCTACTTGATTCAGATAAACAATAGGAATCCAAAGTTCTTTATATTTTGTTTTCTCTAAATCTTTTATAGCTGTTTCTTCAAGCCAAGTAGGAAAATTGTAGTCGGGATTTCCCGACAATATATTATCTAAATATAAATTATTACTCTTACTACTAACTCTATTCTCTTTCTCTATCTCTGTTGGACATGAGTTGGAAATAGTCTTTTTATTTTGGACATTCTCCAATTTTGGTATATCTTGACTATTTTTTCTTTGGTCTCGCTTGTATTTTGCCCAGTTTGTTTCACTCTCAACCATGGCTTTTGCTTGTGATAATGTAGCATGGCCATCATCATCGATCTGAATTAGTCCGCATTTTGTAAAATATGCAAGCGTCATATTTATATCATCTTCAGAGACATCCAGTTTTAAAGCTAATTCCTGTACCAAACTATCAAAATATCCTTCATAGTACAAAATACAATCATCTTCTAAACTTTCCAACATAAGACGGATATAAATCACTGTCATAGTGTAGCCACCAGGCATATTTTTAAGTCGCTTAATAAAAAGATTATCAAAAAACTTCTTATCAACTTTTAACCAAAAATATATTTTAGTCTTTGCCATCATCTACCCCCAGGAACTTCAAAATGTCCGTAACTTTGTAATAGACTTTTCTAGTATCTTCAATAGGCGGTATATACTGCGGTAGTCCTGCACCTTCCCATTTTGTCAAGGTTTTATCTCCTATACCCAGTTCTTCCTTTAGTTCCACCTTGCTAATCAAATCTAATCTTTTTTGTGGCACTTTCTCATGGCTTTTTAAATACCGTTCCACTGCTTCCAAAATCTTAGACTTTAAATCTTCAATCATTTTTTCAAACATCTTAGTACCCCCATGGCTTAACACCTGCAAGCTAAATATATCGCCCATAATCAGGGTTTAATTCCTCGCTAGTCGTTTCTATCGTCTGTGTACTCTCTCGCTCGATTTGAGCGCTTTTTTTGCGGTCTCGACGGTTTAGATAAAGTAGTAGGCAAAGCAGTAGCAAAGTAAAGACAATAGACTGCGTATTGCTTAATTCTAGTTCATTCATGCTATGCCCTCGCTTGGTAATTCTTGATATATAAATGTTGGGCTTGATGTCCCATATTTTGGAAAGCTTCAACTTCCTTGATAGATACTTTTTTATTGATAAAATCAACGATAAACTGGAATAGGTTTGGTTCATTTTCATTTAAATCAACCATAAAGTTATCAAATTCTGTTTGTGTCATTTTTCTTATGTCTGGTGTTATCATCTGACTTGTACCCCAATTCTTCAAAATTCTCACAATTAAGGAGATAAACTGCAATCCCGTCCAACTCTCTATAGAGTTGTTCCATCTGGTCACGAATAACGGCCAAACCCTCTTTCATCTGTCCAGATAAGATAGCAGTATCTGCTCCGTTATTTTTCGCCATTATCAGCGAATTGCTCAACTGTCTAACTAATTCAATTCTGGGAAGCACATCTCCAAGTCTGCCCCCTTGCTCTTGAATTTCCTTTATGTTTAATGTCATATTGTTTTCCTGTGCCTTTTTCCTGCTTTTTCCTATATTGGATTGTTTCACCACCCCAAACGCTGGGCGATTGCCCCTAGTTGGCGGACGCATGTAGTGATGTTTCGTGGGTGATCCACCCACATTTTTGCTAAACAAGTGCTTAGAATCACCGTGTCAGCACTTGATTTCAAAACCTTTTCTAATTGCTTGCCTGCTCTTCGGTTTTTCTTTAGGTATTTGATAGAATAGATATTTTTTGCTATAATCAGAGCATAGAAAAAATTTCTATACCTTGAATCTCGTCGCTTGCTCGCCTTGGCCAAAATTTGAGCAAGTGATTTTTTTATTTTCTTTTTGCATGATTACTACCCGACTGTGGTTTATAAAGCAAGTCTTTACTTTCGATAAGATCCAGAATCCAGCTGAATCCCTGCTCCACCATTTCAAGAAATGCGCCCAGGTCTTCACTCTCCAGGTTCTCGTAGTTCATACAAAGATATTCGGCTAGTTGTCTGTCTTTCTCAACTAGCTTTTTAAAATCCTTGGGATACTTGGGAATTTCTAACCCCTTGGCATTTTTAACTGTCTTAAAATCATTTTCCATTTTCTATACTCCTATACTTTAAAAATGAATTCCTTAATTTCTGAATATCCCCTATTCAAGTTAATCATAGCTATTGCCATATCTTCCAAACGTTGGTAGTTTGTCAGCTCTACACTTGTTAAGCCATCAATACCGTTCTTACTTTCTCGCTCCTTCATGAGTTGCGCTTTATTCTTCCCTGTCACTCCCTTTAGTAGTAAGTTTGTAAGGGTACTATAGGCGTGCTTAGGTGCTTTCTCCCATGCTTGGATAGCTTCGGTTAAGCTTTTGCGCTTTGGCTTTTCCAGTTCTCTTTGAAGATAGCGTTTAGAAAGTTCATCACGCATTTCAAAGAAGGCTTTGACTAGGTTGGTTTTGAAGTTGGCCACTTGCTCAGTATTTTTTAAGAATGTAACTAACAAGGTCGCTTGTTGCTCATTCAAAATATAATCCTTAGTATTCTGGCCACTTTCCATAGCTTGGATTTTAAATCCAACCTTTCCGAACCCTTCAAACCTTGCTTGATGTTTGCGGATTGTCTTGGTTATTGTGTGATGCTGTAAGTTTGTACACTCTGCCACAATACTGCTCAGTGTATACGGCTCTTTCTTGCCGTCTATATATACTAGTTCCATAAGTTTCCTTTCTTCTTGTTGCTCGTGCTTGCCACCTAAAACAGTACCAAGGTAAATCATTGAGGTAGGGAAAATTTAGGAGAGAATAAACCCCTACAAACCCTTGATACTGCCATAGGTAGCAAGCAAATCACTCTATCAAATATTTAACTAGACCCGTTTATCAATCCCCAGTGGTAAAGCACCACATGAGAAATCTGTAAATGTAGAGTAGTATTACGATTAGTTCGCTCCTTTCTAATAATCTTCAGCAAGCCACTGCATGGCTTTTTGATAAATACTAGGCTTTACTTCGCCACCGTCTCGAATTTTTCGATAGGTAACTTGTGTAACTCCGATTTCTTCGCCTGCTTGCTTTGCAGTCAATTTCTTATCTGCTTGCTTTCGGCGGATCGCTTTTGCTTGTGTTGAGGTAATAAGCAATGAAGTTCCTCCTTTCTTTCGCTAACTATTTGTTAGCTTTCTTGTAGTATAGCGTATTTTTTGTTAGCTGTCAATGATTAAATAACAAAAAGTGAATTTTTTGTTAGCTTTTTATTGTTTTGTGATATAATTAAAATTGAGGTAATATATATGAACAGACTAAAAGAATTAAGACAAAAAAAAGGCGACACACAAGAGGTCGTCGCTAAAGCTATGGGCGTGACCCGTAGAGGTTACCAAAAATGGGAAAACGGAGAAAGCCAAATCAAACCAGATAAAGCCCAGCAACTAGCTGACTACTTTGGGGTAAGCGTTGGGCATCTATTGGGGTATGAGGATTATATCACTATTCAAAATGAAGCATTTGATAGCTATAGAAATATGGCAAAATTATTACTCACCAACCCAGATTTTAAAAATATAATTTCAGAATATGATGAAACTAATCGAAAAAACGGTAAGCGGGATTTATCTCTTTTTGTACAAGCTGAAAGCCTTCCCATAATCGAACAAGATATTAAGGATCTTATTCTTGAAGAGTGGGAAAAAACTCAACCCGAAGATAATTATGAAGAAATCGACGGGACTCTTTCTGATAATATTTCAAGAATCTATATAGCTCTTGGACAATTGCCACTACTTTTTCAAAATTTTTTCGGTTCTTTTCTAACCCTGTCAACATCTGATAAAAAAATCGTTATGCAACTAGTAAATAGTCTATACGAAAAAAATAAAGATATAGGTATCATAAAAGAGTATACTGATAAAAAATAATTTAGAATTTACTTAGAATTATCTAATTAAAAACTAATAAGGAGTGACCCCATGGGATTTTTTGACACTGTAAAACAAGAAGGTAGTTTTTCTACTGCTTCTGGAGTAAATGGACTACACTACGTTGTCCTTCAAGTAACCTTAAAAGAGAAATTTTTTGGTACTGGATCAGGAAATTTGACAGAATTAGAAAACGTCATTAACACCCAAGTAGCAAAAGGTTATCGCCTTCATACCATCACAACCGCCAATGGTGGAAGCAAAGGTTTAGGCGGTGGTGACCGCATTCAAGCCACAATGGTATTTGAGAAGATTCTATAAAAATTCCCCATCTTTTATTAGAAAACATCAGCATATAGGAGGCTACTTATGAAAAAATTACTAAGCACATCAGCTATTTTACTTTCTGCTACCGTCCTAGTGGCTTGCTCTAACAATCAATCAACTACTAAAGATAGCTCGGAGCAACCAAAAACGGAGCAAAAAAACACTACTTCAACAAACGTTAAAACCAAAGTAGATAACAGTAAGTACGACAATCTAATTTCTGAAATCAAATCAAAATTAGATCCTGAATCAACTGGAGCAATAAGCGTTAAAATTCAAAATAACGTAATCGATTCAGATTCATCCGAACCACATGATACAATCATAATTTTGCTAACTGGAACTGCTAAAGATAGCGCAAAAGAGACTATGGACGCAATCAATTCAAATTCTGCTACAACTAATCAGCAAAATGCAATTACCGTATTTCGGATGTCTATATCTGAGTTTGCTAAAAAATTACCAGACGACAATACTACTCTTTCCCTTGGGTATGAAAAATCTGCTGATCAATACGACTTAATCGCAAAATCTTCAAAACAAAAAGATTTTATCCCTGTTGGAGAAATCATCGTAAATTAAAAAACTCCCCCATATTCGCCAATAACGCCCCTATTTCTAAGGTCTATTGTGCAAAAACAGGGGAAATTGAAGAATAGAAAGCCGATTTTACAGACTAAAACGCAAAAATAAGCGAAATTGACAAATAGAAAAAGACAAGCCTGCTACTGCTAACTTGTCTGACAATGCAATAAAAGCAACGTTCCCAGCGTTGAGTTTTTTCGATACTCAAAAATTTTTAAAAAACAAACTAAAAATATTGACAAAAACTAAAAATTACAGTATTATTAGGCAATGAGAAGAGTTTCTGCTCCCAAGGGAACAGAGTACGCGAAACACCGCCTAGTGCTACTAGGTGGTGTTTTTGTATACAAGGAATATATATGAAACCATTTCAAACATTAGATGAACAAATAAAACTTCTCCAGTCTAGAGGTTTAGAAATAGATAACATAGAAGAATGCAAAAGATACCTTCTAACTAACAACTATTACAACGTCGTCAACGGATATAGTAAGTTTTTTCAAACATCAAAAGATAAATTTATAGCTGGTGCAGACTTTAGAGAAATAGCTGCAACACACTTTTACGATAAAGAAATTAAATCAGCTTTTTTAAAAGCAATTATAGATGCAGAAAAACACTTTAAATCCGTACTGGCATATCGTTTTTCAGAATCATATCCAAAGCCATACTCTTATCTAGATATTAATAATTTTGAAACACAAAAAGATGCAAAAAGGCTCGCACAAATTACAAATTTAATCAGTATATTAGCTAGAATACTCAATGATTATAATAGGGATAAGCAAAACAATTCTATAAAACACCACTATAAACAACATGGCGTTGTTCCTTTCTGGGTTATCATCAATGAACTTACACTAGGGCAAGCATTTAACTTTTATAGAAATCTAAACACTGATATAAAAAATCAAATAGCTAGAGATTTATCACCATTCTTACAAGAAAATATTGAATACATCCAAAATAGACCTAGTAAAGACCTTTTAAGCGGAAAGGCTTTAGAAAGTATTATTAAAAATATACTAGAAATTAGAAATATCACTGCTCATAATAATAAACTTTTCAATTATAAATGTCGGGAGAATCTTCCACAACTAGCTTATTTTCACTATTACAATAATAATGCTAATACGTCAAGACAATCTGTATATTATGTTTTTCTTGCCTTGCAATGCCTACTTGCGTCCACACAATACGCTCAATTACATAACACTATTATAAAAAGAACCAAAGCTCTAAATAAAAAAGCGCACTCCATTGAAGCCGGCATTGTATTGGATACACTTGGATTTCCGAATAATTGGTATAATATCACCGACACATTAAGATAGAACTACTTGCAATATATGGGCATTTTCAAGCCCCATATCCGCCTTATTTCCTATTCTGGTACAATTTACCGTCTGACTGCTTAAAATCGAAAATAGGGGCATTCTCGTAGCTCCTCGCATGGTATAAACTCAAAACCTTTTCTAATTGCTTGCCTGCTGATGGAAAAGGAGTTAAAACCATGAAAATTACACAACACACGAAAAAAGACGGATCAGCAGTCTACCGCTCTAGTATCTATCTTGGCATTGATTCTGTAACTGGTAAGAAGGTCAAGACTACCATATCAGCACGAACAAAAAAAGAACTCAGAAATAAGGCCACTCAGGCCAAGGTAGAATTTGAGAAAAACGGCTCTACACGGAAACAACGCTCACATATAACAACCTATAGCGAACTTGTAGACTTGTTTTGGCAAACCTACCAGCATACCATAAAGACTAATACACAGATAAAGATAAAAGGCTGCTTAAATAACTATTTCTTGCCCTCATTTGGCACTTACAAACTAGATAAACTCACCCCTGTTATTATCCAAACTCAGGTAAATAAGTGGGCGGATCAGTACAATCAGGACGGAACGGGGTATAAAGAATACAATCACCTTCATGCCTTAAATAAACGTATTCTACAATACGGAGTTTCTATCCAGGCATTAGACAATAACCCTGCTCGTGATATTGTCATTCCTAGAAAGATAACAAGAGATAAACAAGAAATTAAATACTTTCAAGATCAGGAACTTAAAAGCTTTCTCTCCTATCTCGATAACCTAGAAAATACCTTTATCAATTTTTATGATACTGTGCTTTATAAAACGCTCCTAGCTACTGGACTGCGCATCCGTGAATGTCTGGCTCTGGAATGGTCTGATATTGACCTGCAGAACGGAACGATCGATATTAACAAAACACTCAACATTTTAAACCAGGTAAACAGTCCTAAGACAAAATCAAGCTATAGAGTTTTAGATATCGATCATAAAACGGTGCTCATGCTTCGTCTCTATCGAGCGAGACAAGCGGAAAACGGTAGAAATATTGGCTTAACCTATGAAAAAGTATTCTCTGATAGCTTTGACAACTATGTCAATACTCGAAAGGTTGATTATCGCCTACATAAGCACTTAAAAAACGCTAACTGTACTGACTTAGGCTTTCATGCTTTCCGACACACTCACGCTAGTATCTTGCTTAATGCTGGTCTACCTTACAAGGAGATACAGACACGGCTTGGCCATGCAAAAATATCTGTAACCATGGACACTTACAGCCATTTATCAAAAGAGAACCAAAAAAGAGCAGTCTCATTCTTTGAAACTGCCCTCGAAAAAATAAAAAGTTCTTAA